CTGAGGGGCTTGTTTAAAACCCTCCACCCAACTTCAGAAATTAAAAAGGAGTCAGGAACAACTCAGTATACCCTTAACAGGAATACACCGAGCACGGACTTACACGACTTGGCACCAATGGCATTACAGCCACGGGCCCAAGTCGTGCCACTGCTGAACGATGGACGAAGAAATTCTCGCCATCGTACGGTCTCTTAGAGGGACGGTATTCCGTTCCTCTTCAAAAGATGTTACCCATAATCGAGCCAATAAGAGCCCGACCGCATCCATCTCGCGGCGTTTTGCCGCGTGCGTGATGTGCCTTACCCTGAATCCTTCGATCCAGTGGCGGGCACGTATAGGAGTGGCTTCATCAAAATTTGCAATGAAACCACCATCTCCAAGCCCATCAGGTATCCTAAGTCGTAACGACTCGGGCACACTCTGGACAAGGAGATCAAATGCTTTCCGGAACTTTGCATCGCAGGCGAGATTTCCCATTCGCCTGTGGGCAAAGCGTCGTATAGCATTTGCGAACCGAAAAACGGACGCAACGGTGGACAGACTACCCTTAAGGTAGATGGGTTTAACATCGATGCCAGCGTAGTAATGGGCCCCACATGATTCCCTGAACGGTGAAGATGAATGACTCTTCTTTACATTCAGTATGAATCCGTAGAACTCTAACAGGCTGGAAAAGAGCGCTAGACATCTAACGGGAATAATAACATCATCCCCGTAGACCGACACATTCTTTTGCCGGTTCGCGTTGAACCGTGGAATGTGAAGATATTCTCGGCAGCAATCCGCTGCAGCGAAGAATATAAGGGACTCTAACTGAAAGGTGAATCCATTCCCCATGCTGGAGAATTTGTTCCACCGCAGCAGAGCCCCGTCTAGCAAACCGTATCGGGATCGAGCACTGTCTAAGATAGGTAGCCATGGCCAGGGAATTAGCTGGGTGACTACCTGTTCCGAGATAGAGTCGCTGGCGGATGATAAATCGACCGTTGCTAAGTCACCGGAAATACTGGCGACTCGAGCTAGGTTTTGATTTGCCGTCTGATAGCGCAGATCGATACCGAACCTCCGGAGGCGTTTCCCTATCATTTCGCCAAGAGCTTTCTGAAACCAGAGATTAATACCTGGCTCAGCAGCTATGACGCGATTGGTTGTGGCATCCTTTGGCACAGTGACAACCTTATTCCCTACCTGGTATCGTGGAAAACCGACATCAGATAAATGCTGAGACCATAGGGGGTAGATCTTCCCCATAATCTCGTTAGGGATAAAGGCATACAAGTCTCTCGTGATACCAGTCTCAAACTGGAACTTATTGGCTGCACTAGCGTCACGCGCTCTCACGAGCGTTGTAGCGCCAGGACCCCAATTCGCCAACGAGATTAATTCTTCACCGTACATGCAGCCCAAGATACCCTCTATTTTCCGTATAACTGCGTTATGCAGCCATACGATGGGACCCTTGAATAAGGGGTCTTTAGAAAGGTCTCTAAAGCGTGCATTGGTGCGCCCACAAAGAGATTCAAATTTCTGAAACTTCTCTATGGCTACGTGATCCAAATCATAGTCCAAGGTTAGATCCTTGTATTTTGACAGGATTTTTGTAGCTGCGTAGGCGTCCCTACAACTCCATGCATTGCTGTAATGGAGCGGATCGAACTCGAGATTAGCAAGCTGAGCATGTTCTCCAGAATGGAGAAGCAAATAAACAGTTAGCGATCGAGGACAATCCAGGGCGATGAGAAACTCGTCAACGGCTTCTAAGGTAACCTCAGATGCAACACGATAGTCTAGGTACTCCTTAAGAGATACCCTTTTATGCTTCTTAAAAGACATAAAACCTCCATCGAACAACTTTGAACTAACTCGTAGGCCCTTTCGGGAATTACAGCTGCATGGTTAAAGCAGCCTTACCACGGGGGATCAAAGTTGAGAACAGCACCAGCGAGAGGCGAACCCGTCGAATCTGACGGAGCCGCATCACTGGCCTGGATCGTTGTCAAGAAGAGCGAGTGAAGCTGGCTGAGAAAAGCAGTCCTCTCGGCCAACGTCGATCGCTCAGGAAGCAACGCTTCGATTTGACCCATGAGCTCGTAAGCTTTTGTCGGACCCGGCGTTATGCCGTTGTACGCATTACCTACGGTTTCAAGGGTCGGGGAGGTAAGCTTCGCCAACACTCTATACATACGGCTCGTCTTGTTAGGCGGACGTACGGACAAAGTGAGGGCAGGGTAGCCGACGGCAATACCGCCCGAACGGTCAACCCAACGTGTTACACCCGGGGCAATCTTGCCTTCGGGGTCATACGTTTTATCCACACTAACCGTCGCGGAGCTTGTGCTCGACAGCGTGGCTAGGATCGTGGACAACTTAATGGCAGCAATAGCTGACATAGGATCACCTTCTCATAATAAATAAGGGAAGATCTGGAGCTCGCTTCAGCTCGCCGGCAAAAGCAGAACCCATCAATGCCATCGCATTTAAGGCATGAGTTGTGGATACGGGATTCTTAAAACGTGGGAAACGACCAGATGGAAACGAAGTTAGTTTCGTCCGATCCATATCCCAGATCTCTCGTCTCACCGCACCACCATGACTATACGCGATGTTATAAAATGGGGGAACTTTGGCGCCGTTCGTTCTGACTTCCAGAAAATCGTTCGAGTACTTGTATTGGGTAACGTACCCGTCGACGAACGCCAGGCCGTCCCACGCAGAAAGCGTAGACAGCCAAGGTCCAATCGGTAGGAACCAGTCCATTACAAAGCTGAACGGGAGAACCTCCCACGCGAGATTCGGGAGGTTAGTAAAACCAGTCTGAGCAAGAAATGTGGTTAGGTGGCTATCAACTTTGTATCTCACTCCAATGCGACAGACATTCTGCCGAGAATAAGTTCTACTCCCGGCTTGATATCCGTGCAGGGGCTCTGATAGTAGCTGCACCACTTTAGTAACATTCTTACTCGACGCGGAAACCGTACGTATATTCTCGTCTTTCGCCATTAACGCAGCGATTGAACGAATGGAGCCGTGAATGTCCATAAGGAGCGGTTTCCATCCATACTGTAGCTCAAGCCAATTATTGGCAAGAGTCTTAGTCTTGGATGGGTGCATTTTCTTGCGGATTGACTCACGAATCTCTTTCCTACCCGTCAGAAGCTCATCAACGGCCACGACAATCCAGCCTTTCCTAAGCGCAAGGACAGTTCGCTTAATCCGATCGCAAGAATTCTTGATCAGGTTGACGGTCTGCCCTATCTGCGCGAAATCTTGGGCGAGGTTACCGGCTATGTCTAGCTCAGCACCATCTATGAGTTTTCTTAGGGTACGATTATACGTACCGGAGTCATATGAGACCCCGGGAACACCCGGCATCCATCCTGGATAGAGCGCGGTCGTACTGTCCCACTGCCTGGAGTAACCAGAATCATCTCCAATAGCAACGTTACAGGCCTGACCGTCGTGGGTAATAATGGTGCGCGAACTGTACGGATTAACCGGCAAATTCGTGCCCTTCTTCAACACAGACCGAGGGGTCGAGACGGATGACTGTGACCGATAAAAGGATTGATACACGCGCGTACCAGAAATTATGTACGGCGTGTACGTATCCTCGGTTGCAATCACACGGTTCTCATACCTGATCTCGGGATTTGGTCGAAGAGGAGCTCGCTCACGAAGACCCCGCTTACCAAGATAGCTAGACTTCAATGATTTGAAGTAAAGCCGCATGACACGGGAGAATTTCTCCTCAATGTCTAAAGACGCCACTCTGAATCGTTGGCTCAAAGCCACCCTCCAGCCGTCCTCTCTCGAGGACGACCAGTCGTATGGCCAAGGCACGCGAATCCAGAATGAGAAGTGTCCATACTGTAGATTTGTATAATCCCACAGTAATCTCCCATCACCCAAATCGATATATTTCTCGACAAGGGCATAGACCTTAACCTTCAGGATCTTCTCGGATGGAAAGACGAGCATCTGCGGACGCGCCTCCAAGTCTTGGAGACGAAACCGTTGAGACCTCTGCCTAATCCATTTCCCGATGCGGACCTCTAGGGTTACATATATTTGGTCAGGAGTAAACCGTACTTTGTACGGAGGGCCACCCTTGATCCTGTTAAATAACCAGGACCACGTCACTTCGCCTTGAGTTGCAGCCATGACTTATTCCCCCCGATTGAGGGGTAGCACGACCACCCTCTCGACGATGTCGAGTATCTGTCTCGCAACAGGTGGATGTAGAAGTACGAGAAAGACGATAAAAACAGCCACGAGGAAAGCCCACCGCAAAAAGCGATCTTTCGCTATGCAGTTAAGGCATTTACTTCTCCTCTGAAGCATTCGTCTCTCATTCATACTTTCTCCTGTTGGTTTAGTACCTAGCGCTGCCGTCGTCACCGTTAATGGACATGTCGGAAAAAGAATCGGCATGTTCCTTCTCCGCAACCAAATTCATACGGTTGCGATGTTGGAGTTCCATCTCTCGGAAGACGTCGACCAAGCCATCCCTCGTTAGCCACTGCGCCCTAAAGCAGTACATTCTCACGGAATTTATTACCGTGGTACTAATACTGTAAAAGGGCGTACAGCCTTTGAGGAACGTAAGGGCTTCATCCAAAGTTGGATCATCATCCTTCTTTAGAAGTGCGGCACGGGTATCTTCAGCCTCCATTTCGGCGAAATAACTCGCGAGAAAGTGAAGCATTTTCTTCTTCGGTTGACGGCGCCTTGCCGTATGACCGAATAATCCGTGAGAATGCAAACGATTCGCAAACTCCGCGGAATGATGCACCACATTTAAGTGGTGTATGATGCTGCACAATTGATCACGAGTCATAAAACCTCCATGGAAGTTAAGGACAGATAAATGGTCAGATAAAACTGACCATCAACACACCCCCAGGATGGGG